AAAGCCTGACAATTTGGGCAAATGAAGGCCGTTTCCTTACCGTTTAGCAGATAGATTAAACAACCGTCACCGCCGCATTTTAGGCAACCGTCGGATTCACTGGTAACATCAGCCGAGAAAACGCTGTTTTATCACATTCGCCATTGACTAATTTATGGCATTTTGCACAACTTTGGGTATCTGAACCCGATTCATCTAGTATTTCACCGCAATATTTACAATCCCCGTAATCTGTAGAGTAATCTAATTTACTTGCTAATTTCCAATTATCATAATTAGGTATATTCATTTTATTCCACCTATTAAATTACTTTTATTCTGTCTGTAAACCTTACATTTGCAAGCATTAGAGCAATATTTTGCGGTTTTAAGTCCTTTATATGTAGCCCCGCAAAGCTTACATTTTTTTTTTATAATTTGTCTCAATTCGCAGATGTTTTTATACATTATTTAGCCCCTAAATCTTTAATTATATTTTTCCAGTCTGATCCGAACATGTCTTCTGGTTCTTGGTTAAATAGTTCTTTAAACTGTTTTTTTGTCATTTTATGCCTCCGATTTTAACTTTTAGAAATTAATGATTTAAAATATAATAAGTGATAAAATAATATCGCGTTGAATTGTATGACGGCTCCGCCACCGTGTACCCTTCCCCGTATTTACCTTTATAATAGCCGGCTAATAAAACAGGTTTTTTTCTGCTTATATATCCCCTTGCCCAGCTTGTCCGATAAGGTCTTATTTTCCCTTTTTTAATTAGTTTTTTTAATTCTAAAATGCTTATGTTTTTTTTCATTTCCCCATCTCCTTTCGTTTGTTTATTACCCCTTAATAATAACGCCTTAATAATACTGTGTCAATAGTATAATCGTGTTATTTTATACTAATAATGTATTGATAGTTTGTAATATATTAACTATGGTATTATTAAAATTATGATAACTAAATTATTCCCATTAATACTTATAATTTTAGATGTTTTAGCCTCGTTAGTGTATTTAATAAACAAAGACTACCGAATGGCTATTTATTGGCTATCCGCCGCTATATTAAGCGTTTGTGTAACTTTCTAAACTATTCAAAACTTTCTATTATTGTTTTCTCATTTTATAGTTTAAAATTATTATTGGTGTGATTTATCTACCAGCCCTTAAATGGTTAGATGCGTGTAACTTAACGCCACTCAAGCACAAGTAGCCCGTACGAGATTGAGAGTGTATAAAGCAAGATCAGAAGTCGGGAAGTGCCTTAAGACCTTGGGTTCAGCCTAAAATCTTAAAAGCGAAGCAATAAACATAGCGTGGTTGGCCCCCCGAAGGGGTAATTCTATGTCGCATAATAATTATAAAAGCGTTATTTGTTGATTGTAATCATGAAATTTAAGTACATATTTTATTATTTCTATGTATTATAACTACTAATTTAAGCACAAAGTGGCTGTTTTATTACGCTCTATGTCGCAATAAATTATATTATGTAAAGTTGAGAAGTTTTTGAAATATTTATAATTTATGATATATTTTAAGTATGACTAGATTTCCTAAAGGGTATCACCCCCCAACTGAATTAAAGCCAGGTAATAAAAACGCTGAAAAATATACTGAAGCGGACGCTATAAAAATAGGCGAAGGCTTGATAAAATGGCTTAAAAAACCTCCTGTTATAAGTAATACCATTGCCGGAAAAAAAATAGAAAGTATGAATTTGTACAAAATTAAGTACTTATCTATGTTAGGTCACTCTAAAGATTTTACAAATAGACTAGCCGCCAGATTTGCATCGTTTAGAGATCTTTTAGCACAAGCAGACACAATTCAAGAGGCAAATTTACTTACTTTTTCCGCAATTAATAAGATAAATGCCAATATCGCTATGTTTAGTTTAAGATGTAATCATGGGTTTATTGAGGCGGACAGAGCGCAAGATATTAAAGAAAAAGTAAGAATGAACGACTTAAAAGAAAAAGAACTTGAATTGAAAATGAAGAAATTATCTGAAGTTGATAATTTAATGACTACAGATATAGAGGCCGCAAAAAGAAGGATTAAGGAACTAATCGCCGAAAATGGATTTAGTGACCACTAGCAATCAAAAAGTATTTGCTTTACTAAATGAATTAGAACAATTCAAAATTTATAAAGATAAAAATAAAATTGAATTTGTTGATTTTACTATTTATAAAGACCAAACCGAAATTATTAATGATGTTATTGATCGCTTAAATAAAAAGAACCATACCCATAATATATTTGTAGTGTTCGGAGGCAACCGCAGTGGAAAAACAGAAACTGGAGCATTAATAACCTCCAAGATATTCCATACAATGACCAACCGCCGTATGTGGGCGGCTACTTATTCCAATTTAATAGTCAAAACTATCCAGCGCAAAATTAATGACTATTTGCCCCATAAGCTTATGAAATATGCTGATTATAACCCCGTCCGTGGCTTTAAAAATGAATTAATAATAGGGAAAAATAATAACTTTTTATACTTCAAAACCTTTGAGCAGGACGTATCTACGTGGCAAGGGGACGACCTAGATTTTATCTGGTTAGATGAAGAGTGTAGTTATGAGCATTTTAAAGAGGCTATGATCCGCTTAGCCGATAGAAACGGTGTTATGTTAATGACATTTACCTCACTTATGGGCTTTACCAAGCTGGTAAATAAGGTTTGGCAATCAGAAGATGAAACAATTAAAAACTATATACTAACAGCAGAAAAAAACCCTTATTTATCCGATTTAGCTAAAAAACAATTAAGAGCGTCAATAGATGAGGACGATTTAAAATCACGCTGGGAAGGTATGCCAGCCCTAAAAGAAGGCTTGATCTATAAGCAATTTAAACAAGATGTACATTGTACAGAGAGATTCGACTACATGGCATTAATTATTAATAATCCTAGGCGATACAAGCTTAGCGAAGGAATTGACCCTCATTTGCGAACACCGCACCATTACCTAATGTTTTTATACGACACACAAAACGATATAATTTATGTCGTTGAAGAATTAAAAGCCCCTGAAGAATCGTTATCAATTAGTGATTTTAGTCTATTAATTAAACATAATAGAGGCAAGACCGCTAAATATATTGAGTATACCCAGATCGATACATCATCTAATACCCCTATACCCACCCAAAAAGTCCACAATGAAGAAGATCAGGAAGATCAATATACGATCAGAAGAGAGTTTTTAAAACATGGTATTGATACCGTCCTAGTATCTAAGGATAACCAGGTGGGTATTAGCTCAGTTAAAGACCGATTATTTTATAATGAGAAAATAACCCCTAAACTATTTGTTTTTAATGATCTTAAAGGCGTTATCTGGGAATTCCAGCGTTATTCTTGGGCTAAATACCAATCAACAACAATAGAAGAACGCAAAGAAATGATTAATGACGTTAATAAAAAAGACGATCACTTTATGGATATTATTAAATACGAGGCAATTAAACGTAAACTTGATCTAAAATTAATGGAAAATCACCAAGAAAAACCTATTTATAAAGTACCTATGGCCGGATATTAGCGAATTATAGACTAAAATAAAATATATGATAAAATATTAATATAATGGAAAAAAACTACGCTTACGACAAATCCTGTTTAAATCATTTCATAACCCTAAAAGATACCTATAAAGCACAACGCCAAAGCTGGGAAGAAAAATGGAAACGAGCGGAAGCTATTTATTTAAGCGAGAAAGATTTAATCAATAAAGTTTATAACGGTAATGCTGATTTTCATATCCCGATAATTCATTGGAAAACTTTTGGTATTTATTCAAGATTTGCAAGAGCAATATTCAGAAACTATCCTTTTTTTAGGATTGATGACCTACAACATAACGCCGGCAATAAAACCGTTGTTGATTTTTGGAATAAATACATCCAAGATTATCAATTAAATAATATAGAGTTTCAAAAAAACTATAAAGAATGCTTACTCACTAAAAATATTTACGGGTCATTTGTTGCTAAAATAACTCAGGAATTCCAAACGGAAGAATTCACTTATTTAAATGGCGAAGAGCCGGAAGAAATAACGATAAAAGATGATACTTATTTTAGGCCTATTTTATTATCAGAGTTTTACTCTGATGTTAATTTCCCCGATATAAATGAGAGTGACGCTTGCATACACTCAACCGTAGTAACTTGGGAACAACTATATAACGATAGAGTAAGATATGAGAAAACCACAGAAGAAGTAACGGACGAAAATGGAATGCCTATAATAGCCAACGAAACCACTGAGAAAAAAGGGTTTTACGAAAATCTCAATTTATTACAACTAGACGGCGATAACATAACCCAAGAACAAGAAGAATACGCCCAATTTTTAAACCTATCGAATAACGCTAAAAAAGGATTTATTAAATCTCTACAAGAGATAAAAAAGACTGGATACGTTCATTTAGATGAATGTTACGGAAAATATTATATTGATGGTAAATTAACAGAATGTATTGTCACTATCGCCGAAGGTAAGGTAATTATTAGAAAACAGGCAACCCCATTTTTACACCGTAGATATAAACGCCCGTTTATTGTGGGCAGATACAAAAAAATCCCTAAATGTTTATATGGCGTTTCAAATGTTATTTTAGCCGAAGGGTTAAACGCTGAATATCAAGCCTCAAGACAGCAGGCAAGCGATGCTAAGAGCAGATCAATCGCTAACATGTGGTATCAAGATATTTCCAAAGCGGTATCATTTGACGGTATCTGGTCACCAAATAAAGTAATTAAGGGCAATGGCCAAAATGGATTAACGCCGTTAATTAACCCATATTTGGGCAACATAACAAATGCAGATACGCAGTTATTACAAAGAGATTTAGATCAATTATTTAACCTTTCGCCCGTACAAGAAGGCACAAGTGATAATAGATTAATACCAGGCACGGCCACCGGAACTCAAACGCTAATTGCCGAAAACGATATTCCATTAAACGAACTTATCCAGCAATCAGTTGAAGAAGAAATTAAACCATTTTTGGAAATGTTAATAGAACGTAATTTTGTTTATAAAGATATTGATGACCTAAAAGCAGTATTTGATGAAAAGGAAATGGCTAAATATCAGAGCATGTGGGAATCATTAGATAAAAAAGGCTTAATATTTACCCCAAATATTAAAATACTTGGTAATTACGAACTATCCAACGAGGCCTCTCAACAAACTGGCTATATGGCTCTATTAAATGTATCGCAACAAGTTCCGGTATTGGCGAAAATGCTTAAATGGACTGAAATGGCCGATAGATTAGCCAAAAGCTTCGGCATTAAAGACGATGCCTGGGATTTATTTTACGATATGGAATCAGTAATTGAAGAAGAACAATTAATGCAACAGCAAAAAAATGAGCAATCAAAAGCTCAGTTAGCAATGGCAGAAAAAGCGAAGCAAGAACAAATTCAATCTTATGATACTAAAAAAGCTATAGACACTAACGCTAAGGTACAAGAAATGATTGCGGAAGCTAGAATTGAACAACATACAGGGCAAAAGGTGCAATAATGGTAGATAGTAATGAAGTTCTAAAATATAACAATGTAATGACCGGAACAACTCAGGACGTAATCATTTTTTTACAAAATGAGATTAGGGCTATAAGTGAAAATATCGAATTGGAACTAGACAAAGATTTAATTTGCGAATCATTACTAAATAAAAGGAAAATTTATAAAGAACTAATAAATTTAATAAAACTAAAATTTGAAAAAGGGAGTAATTAAATGGTAAATAAAATAGTAAATAAAATTGATGAAGAAACAAAAATTGATATAGCTGAAGAAGTAAGTCCCAAAAGGAGTATGAATAAAACAAAAGTAATTGATAATACAAAAAATACAGCAGAAGATTTTCCGTTTGATAAATACTTTGAAAAAATATCTGATTTGATAATTGAAAGAGATTTAGTTAATCCAAATAAGATTACTAAAACGCTTATAGAAAGCGAAATATTAAGTCCA